TAAATCAAATATGATTAATGACGCGACTAATATTGGAGTAGTTAAATCAGTAAATGAAATAGAGGAGAATTTTTATTCTTCAGTTAGAACTAGGTCTGCTATTGAGCCGGAATTTAGATATGATAAAAGTCCAGCGTTAGATTGTGTACCGCCACAATTAAATATGGATTATTCAGTGATTTTGAATAAACCGTATTTTATTAAAAATATTCCGTGGGCTAGTACTGCAATCGCAGGAACATCATTGACTTCTATAAATGTTCCAAATGATATTTTGACCAATCCGTTGGTCAAAATTCCTTTTGATGCATCATTATTGTATCGTGCAAAGATATCCGTAGTATTACAAGTTGCGGGAACGCCCATGCATAGTGGCTTATTAGTTGCAGCAGCTGTGCCAGGTGGAGGTGATAATTTTGGTCAAGCTTTAAATCCACCAAATCTTTTTAATTTGAATAAATTTATGGCAGCTCCCCATGTGTTTTTGAGTGCTAATGAGGCAACACCAGTCATATTGGAAGTACCTTTTTATGTAAATTCTAAATTAGCGGCTGTAGCTACTGATGGTACTTCTGTTGTGCCTTCACAATATGCAGGTAATTTTGCTGAAGTTATTATAATGGTAGTCAATCCTATGGGTGTTCCAACTTCAGGTACAACATCTTTATCTATTACAGCACATTTTATGTTTAAGGAATTGGAGTTTTATGGGCCGCACGTAAATCCTACTTGGGTCCCACAAGGATTCGTAGAGTCGGCAAAAGGCTTCGTTACGAATGTATTTGATAGAGTGACTAGTGGAACCAAGACAACTATAAGTGATGCTTATGATTTGGTTGCAGGGTCTAAAGCCCAGATGTTTGATTTTGTTGATTCTGCTAGATCTTATTTGAGGGCTCTTACTGGGTTGCATAATCCGGCAGATGCTACTATATCGACGAAAATGGCAGTGCAATTAAGACAAAATACCAATATAGTCGATGCACCTATTCAGATTGAAAAATTAGATCCTTATTCGCAATTTAGTCATTATACTAGGGATTATACGTTTGATACGGCCATAGATGAGATGTTAGTATCTGAAATAGTTTCTAAGCCTATGCATGTTGGAACTTTTACAGTGAAGAACACTAATGGAGAAGGTACCATCGTGTTTTCTAGACCGATTACTCCGTTCCAACAAATAGATCCTTACAGCTATACTTCTGGTGCAGCAACGATAGCAACTTATAAATTTAATTCTTTAATTCAAATTTTACACCATATGAGTAAGTATTGGCGAGGATCATTAAAGTTGCATATTCAATCAGCCATGTCTAATTTTCATTATTGCAAATTGACCGTTGCGCGAAATTATTCACCTGATAGAAATATGGTGAATGCGGTCCCCGATTTTAATTCAGTTCCGAATTTAATGATGGAAACATTGGAGTTTACTGGCCATCAGGTGCATACGATAGATTTGCCTTTCGTGTCACCATTAGAGCAAATACCTTGTTCGACGGATTTTGAGTTTAATGCGTTGCAACATGGTATGTACTATATTTATGTACACCAACCATTAGTAGTTAATGGAGCCGTGTCCACTTCAGTTCAGTTTAATGTATATTTGTCAGCCGGAGATGATTTTCAATTATTTGGTTATAATACTAGAAATTTTGATTTAGGAGTATATTCTATTAATAGTCCAATCAGTAGAGGTATGGTAGTTAATAAGCATGGTGAGATTAAATCTGTTATTGATAATATTGAAGACTCCGGCATAGAAGATAAAGAAAATCCTATAAAAATAGATGGGTCTTTTATAGCGGAGGCGAATGTGGAAACTCAATCAGATTTATTGTTGAAAGAAAATGAGCAAACGGTAATAAAACCAACTGATCTGCGGCCAATAGTTAGTGTACGAGATCATTTGAGGCGTTGGACGCGTCGATATTATAAACGTTTTACGGCAGGAGAAATGACTAATTTTAGGGGAGCTGTTCAGCTTGATGTTGCCTCATTATTAGGAGTCAGGCATCCTGGTGGAACTCCATCGGGAACGCCTGGAGTTACCAGGATTCTTCCGGCAAACACGACTGCAGTAATTAATAATATGTTTCTTGGATATAGTGGAGGAGCTAGATTTAAGATATCGGTAGTTGGTTCTACGCTTGGTGAGGTGTATTATATACCACCCGGATTTCATTGTTACAATCTTGATATTACAACCGGGCGAAATTGGCGTTCTACAGCTCCTTTTCCAGAGTTAACTACTTCTGGAATAAGTTCGGCTTATCGCGGCACAGCTGACGCTTTGTATCAATATGCTGAGTTTACACCAAATCCTTTTGTCTATTCAGGACAATTAGCTCAATCTACGTGTCAAGATAAACCCAATTATGTTGTGTCTTCTGTTTCTGCTGACGTATCGTATTCTACGGGGACTGAAGTTGATCGTATGTTGATGGGGGTTCAAACTTATGAAATTGAAGTTCCACACATGTCGCCTTTTAGATTTGTCGGAACGGCCTCTAAAGGTTACATCCCGTCAACTGGTAATTATGCGTTAAATACCGCAGATAATAATATGGGTTATTTGGTCATCAAATTAGCAGAACCTGTGCAATATTATCCTTCGGTTCCTCCGATTGTGCCGTCTATTGCTCTTGAGATATTTGTGAGTACAGATGATGTTGGAAGAGCTGGATATCAAGTATTTGCACCGACTGTAATTATGCCCGCTACTCTCGAGCAGGGAACGGCTTCTGATTATAATTGTTATCAGACAGGGCCGGATAGCATTTTGAATAATCAAGCGCTCGGTAAATGGGCAGGCTTATTGTCAGCACCGGCTCAAACTACAAACTCTACGATAGGTCCTTATGACTATCTAAAGGCTATGTACAAAACTGTTGTATAAAATCATAAGGCTAAAT